GCAGCATGTCACCAGAACGATACTGGTCTAGCGTACGGATATAGTTCATACTTTCCGCCGCCATGCGTGGGTCGGGCCGGTACGCATTCGCACTGACAACTGCATCAGGCGGCGATGGTTCCGGCGTGATAACTGTTACCATAATCTCTTCTTCTATCCTATCTCCTACCATCTGCTATCTGCTGCCGCTCTAAGCGTTGCAGATACATGACGGCTTCTACCTGTTGGTTTTTATTCAAAATGCCTGCCTTAGCGAGTCGTGCGACCGTCGCCGCGTCCTCTGCTAGTGGATCAGACTGCTGTGTTGGGGATATATTGCGCAGTGCCGCCGAGTTCACGATAGGACCGCCAGGCTGTGGCTGTGCAGCAATTTGCTCGGTCAGACCTTTTACTTCACTCAAAAGTGAACGTACTTCGTCCAGTCCTGCCAACTTCTGCTCCACGGCACCGATGCGCCGCGTCAACTCTGGATCAGGTGCTTGTATGTTTGTGATGTCCGTTGCAGCAAAGCGGGCTGCAACGCTATTCATTCTGGTGAGAATTGGTGCCATGTGGCGAGTAATTTCCGTTTGCACAAACTTCATAATGCCGCTTCCATCGCCCCCTGCACCGTCATGGTCGGTATCCAAACTTGCAACAATATCGACATCACCGTCGCCATCAGGGTCAAGGACTTTTGCGGCAGATTGACACTCCTCGCACGGGCAATTTGCCAACTGCTCACGCACGCCTTGGAGGGCAAGGTCACGCGATTTGTGCATGGACGCTTTGGTACCTGCGCCCACACGAGCACCGATACGGGTGATGTCTGGAGTTGTTTGTTGTTCTGGATTCTCTTCGGTACAATCAATGACATCGGTGGCGATGCCATCAGCACGGAACAATTTCACGTCACAGCCGGGGCAAGACGGGTTATCCACCAGGGAGACTTCCACGAGGTCATACCGTTCCAGGAACGGAACCTCCTTACCATTCCACGTCCGCTTGCCCCAAACACCGTTCCGTGCGCCGATTGAGCCGCCCGCAAGCGTCCCATCCAGCACCTTTTGCCAGGTGTCCTCTGCTCCTTTGGAGACTCGGAGCGTCAGGTCAATGGCTTTTTCGTCGTCGATGGGTTCAATCTTGAGTGCTCGGCCTACGGCTTTGGTTGGGTCATGCATCTCACGGATATTGCCGCGCCACTTGTTGAAGGCTTCCTTGGAGCCATCGAAGCCGATGACTGTCCCGTAACTATCAAAGGCTTCCGCCGTTGCACGCAGGATGACCTCGCGGCGTGCCTTGTCAATGCGGGTAATCGGTAAATAGATGCTGGTCTCGGAGGGAAGATTACGCAGGATATCGGGTGCATCGACTTTCTCTGCTTTGTCTTCCACGCCTTTCGATTGCCAATCACCATCAAGGTGGGTATGATGATGGTTACTGTCGCCCCTATGCTCGTGTTCGTGTTCATGCATTTTTTCGCCACTTTGTGAATCGAATGCAGAATGCTTGTGAATATGGATACCCGTAAACTTATCATGAGACCCATCGGGGCCGATAATGAGTCCTGGATCGCCAGCGCGGGTCTCATCAGGGGATGTTGTGTTGCGGTCGGAGTCATCATCTTTCTTGTCATCACCATCGCCATCTTGCCACGATTTTGGCAAGGTAAAACCCTTCCTTTTTGCGATCCTGATGGCCTTGGCTTTGACGGCGGCGGGGTCTGCTGCATGTCCAATGAGGTGAGCGGCAGCATCTAAATGAGACTGTGTATCAATAGGAAATGACCTATCAGGCCCGGCAAAGTCCTCACTGGAAATTTTGTCCCTGTCTGCCTGGGGAAGATAACGTTCGATGGAGAGGCTTTGACAGAGGTCTTCTGTCGTTGCGGGGTAAATCTCAACGCGGGTGAGTTCTGGGGTAGTTGTTTTGGACATATAAAAAGGCCGTCCCTTCTTGGAACGGCCACCGGACAAACTGCCACCGGGCACTCATTTCTCATGTTACAACGATTATAGCATTATCTTGCTTGAAATACTAGGGACATGCGCTACACTACTGATATTCCCTAGCCATCGCTTACAGCGACACAATATCCTACTTGATTGCCCACTAGCACGCATACAATCGATTTCTGCCCACGTGATGAGAAAAGACGACTTACAGCTATGACACCATATCGCCAAGCCTTCTTGAACGTCCTGGTTCAATTGTGCAGGTGGTGTCGCCGTCTGCATTGTTATTCATTTCTCGCAATGGACGCATTGGCAAATATAACGGCTGTTTCAAGATGCGTCAGGGCAAGTGAGAGTTCTCTTGACTCAGGACAAAGTTTCACTAAAGCAAAAGCATACTCCTTTGCCAGATCACGTACTTGCTCATGACGGGCAAGTTGTTCATCCGTTGACTTGTGAAAGCGAAAACGTCTTTCAATCTCTGCATTTTCCATCTTATTTCTCCTCAAACTACGGGATCAACCGATAAAGGAACATCTTCTATGGCAACAGGACAATTTAACCTCTTCCACGTACTCACCATATCCTGAAAGTGTAATTCCTGATCGGTCATAGCACGAACAGGTTCAGGTTTTTCCCAAATTGGACCCCCATAAATATCAGGTTCCATGTATGCATCAACGATAGGGATAGCGTGTGCCGCACGTCTATCGACTTCTTCCTGATCGACCACAATGAGTGATGATCTATCGTGGTAGCATATCCTGTTCATCGCCTCATCCAATTTGTGATGTGCATTTTCCTTTCCCACAGCAGCAACATACCTTCTCCATGCAATCATATATTCGGCGACGGCACGTTCATACTTTTGCAAGGCTTCCTCAAACTCGTCTTCAGGATGCATTACTCATCTTCTCCAAGAAATAACCGCCTCTTTTGTTCAGGGTCTAGTTCCCTATTTGCCCAAGCATACGTTTGCTGCCAACCAATCTCTGTTGTCCATCCATGTACATCTTTGTGATGTTGCACATAGGCATCAATCCGAGATTGGAATGTTCCCTGCCCTTGTTTCCAATTAGTGCAGATATCACACCCCTCGAATGGTCGAGGAAGATTAGGTGCTAATAGTCTCGTCATCGTGTATTTACCTCACCTACGTCGATAGAGAAACATCATCGTGCCTTGTGGAAGTCTGTCTTCCCGTACGAACTTGACCATCTTTCCTCGCTCTCGGAAGTTATAGACCACATAGCCTACTGTTGTCAGAAGGTCAGATAGGTCTCTCCCCACTTCATGACACCCAAGGCAACGTGTCGCTGCCCACTTTACTGCAAGACACGCTCGAAGATCATCACTCGTCAGAAGCAGATAATCAATCACAACAGATTGCTTTCTCATCAGGGTACCAAGTGCTGAGAAAAGGGTTCCATAATCTACCTGTAGGGTATTTTGCGTTGTGATTTCTGTTGGAAGTGGAAGAGCCATATGTTCATACTGTGCCATCACCTCAGCAGACAAAGGGTGAAAGTGATCGGCATAGTTTCCATTGAGGATGGAACTGAATATCAGTGTCAATTCCGCATCACTCAGGGACTCTAGTTCCCTAGTTTCACTCATGATACAGCCACCTTCCCATTTAGAGCGGCTTTTGCCCGTCTAAACGCTTCTCGTACAGCATCTACGGTCTCACAGTCACGCAAGTCTTCGTAGACCTGGGTATAGAGCCATTCTGGTATAATTGTAGTCATGAAACCTCTAAGAGAACGGTTTTCCTTAATGTCGTCTACTGCTCTCCCCTTCCATCTATTCAACTCCAATACTACATCCTTCTCTGTGGGTGGTAAAGTGAGTTGGTTGCCTGCCTCAGCCTTTTCCAGTCGTGCCAGGATATCTTGCACTTGTATCATCAGACGTTTGACGGCAGGACTCTCTTCTTCCTCTTCCTCGCCACTATTTATATTGGGATACTCGTCTGCCCCTTCACTGTTGTCCTCGGCATCCGCTAGTTCCAAAGCCTGTTGTACTACTCGCTTGCTCACTCCATTGTTTTTCGCCTTTGGGGGTACTTTGGCGCCACTTGTATCCTGGGATGTCTCATCCGTATCCTCTTCACCTGGTGCAGTGTTCCCTGCCATAGCCTGCAAACCTGCTTCTCGCCAGTCAGGCTTCACCAAATCCTCCAATAACACAGGACCAGTCTTCGTGTTGTAAATGGGTGAAGGTACCTCGACATCGACTGGCAGGTGTAAGAGATGGGCAGCGCGTGACGGTGAGAGAATGGCGGCATTAGTGAGTGTGGAATAGGCATTGACGCGCATCTGGAAGTCCTCATGTTCCTCGAAGCCTTTCCAACGGCACACAAAACGCCGTTCTTTGAAAAACTTGTGCAAAATCATCGTGAAAAGTTCTGCATATCTCGCCATGAGTGGACCCATTGCCCTCCTGTACACAACATTTTCCTGACTATCACCAGTAGAGCGGTTCACATCGAGGGTGAAGGCGAGTTCTGCCATTGTGATGCCGTGGCAGGCAGCAGTGACGTTCAAGATGAATTGGTCAAGGTCAATGTGGATTTCCTTATCATCGGTCGGTTTATAAATAAATCCACGAGGGAGCACTTTGATACGAGCGCGTTGCTCATCGTTACCTGCCATGAGGTTGTTGAATTGTATTTCAAAGGCTTCGATCTCTTCCTGACTCCACGAGACCTCCATATCTGGCTCTATGATACCGGCAGGAACCGTCCCATCAGTAAATCGTGCTAAGTCTTTTGTTTGCTTGCGTAGGGCTTGATTGATCTTGAGGATGATGCGTTCTACACGTGAACGTCCATACACAGAGTCAGAGCGTTCGGTTTCTTTGACATAAATCAGGTCATCGGACGTGAGGAGGCAGGCAGGTAAACCATTCCAAAACTGTTCATAGGCAGGGAATGGCGGAATTGGTCTGCGTCCACGGTCATCAACAAGTGGCTTAATCATCGAACCATCGATGATGTCTAGTGAATAGGGGCGTCCTGCTCTATCCTTACGCACGTAGATGGACAGGGCATCTATTTCTAGTTGGTCCCGCACAGCCATCCTCATCCAACTCTTCAGGTCATGCTCTTTATCGGGGTAGGCAAAGAAGTCAAGGTATGTTTGGATATCATCTTCATATTCGGAAATATCCTGGTTGGCTGTGATAAGGGAAGGGATAGGTTCTATGACGAGTTCAAGTTTACTGATATAGTCAAACCACACTTGTTGGCAGAGTTGGATACCATCATACATCGATGCCAAGGCACGCAGATCGGCGAAACTGTATTGTTCGGTGCTACGAGGAAGGGCCGCAATATTCACCCCAACGGGATAGACAAAACCGCGAGGTCCACCAGGGGGTGTCAGCCCTGCAATGGGTCTAATGGGTGCCCCAGGTGAGAACATGGTATCAACATTCTTCTGCGGCCCCATGTGCTGGTACATGGCGGAGATTACTTTGTCTGATACAGGTTGGAAGTTTACCCCTCCTGGACGGATATTCGGCTGACGTGGAGCAACTGCAACGCCAGCACGGGCATCCTGTGGTTGGGAGACTGCTGTGGGTCTATTTGGTTGTGGTCGCCTATTGCGTCGTCTACTCATCTACCTATCCTCTTCCCTATGTCATAGCGATTCCATGTCCATATATCCCACCTTCTTCTTTCTTCAACTGAAACACATAGGGGCTTGGAGTGCCATCGGAATTACGATAGAAGGACACATGAGCAGTAGCGACTTGTGCATAGAATTGCTCAAAGAGCCAGGTAAGGTACTTCGAGTGTGTGCCATCAGGTTCTACTTGTCCACGTTGTGCCAAGTATTCTTCCATCATGTCAAAGAAGTGTTCAAATCGAGAATAGGATGCAGATGCCGCCAAGAGTTTCCTTGCTACTCTCTCTTTGCCTTCATAGACCTCGCGGATAGCTTCACGAAACGCTTCTTGTATCTCTTCATCGCTCATAGATGCTAATTGTTCTCGTCTAGTTCTCATGACTCACCTTCCCTATGCCATGACAACTGATACGTTCTCCGAGATACCAATACTGCCATATATCTTCATCTGCCCGTGAATAATCCCATCCTATGGTTGTTGGGTATGGTTCCTTTTCACAGAACACGCTCACATACCAGTAGGGAATACCATCATCCTTGATGTAGCGATACAGACACCGCAGTGAATAGTGAGGGAGTAACTGCAAACAGGAATGAATCGACGTGAATATCTCGCTTGCGCCTGCATGTCGAGAAGTGAGGGAATACGTGCCATTTGGTAGCAGTTCAAGGGCATCATGAGGCACAAGGGAAGCAAGTACCTCATCAGTGGTATAGATATCACACCCATAGTAGGTAGAGAGCCTACATCCTGTCATCTTTTGAGCAAGATCAAGGATTTCCTTTGATTCTTCTTGTGTATATTCCCGTCTACTCATGCCTCACTTCCCTCCAAAGAGATGTGCCGTATAGGGATCAGATTGCACTTTCTTTACCCACCCTTCACCGAATGTCAGACCAACGATGCCTACAAGGCTTTCACCGCCACGTTCTATGATGGTTGCATGTGGAATAGCGATCCCCTTGCCACAACTCATGCATTGATAGCAATAATCACCTGAGAGAATGTCATTCCATGAGGCAAGTTTGGGATGGGTACATATGTCTTCTGCAATGTCTGTACTCATGGACTTCCACTACTTTGTGTGATATGTGAGCGTAAATATGCTAATTCTTTGCGTGCTAAACTTTGAGCAACCTTCGTTGTGGTTAAATCATCATAGGTTCCTTCTTCCTTGAGCAAACGACGTAACCCGTAGACAAGTTTCCATTTGAAGGACCGAATAGCCTGCTCTTCCGTATCCCCCACACCATGAAAGAGATATTTCCCCCATATGACATAATGCCCGTCATAGATAGCAGCTAGGGCGGTAATGGGTTGGATCAGATGATATCCTTCAGGCAAGTCACCATCAATCACGATGTCATGTTGTGTAGCACGTGCCGCCTCTTCAAGGCGAAACTCTTCTTCCATCCTTCTATGAGATGCTTCTCTCTTTTCCACACAGGAAGGACAGAGATAGATCGTCGATGTCATGTCACTATGTGCTTCGCAGATAGGGATATCGCACATGTCACAATATCGTGCAGCATCCTTCCCACAAGTGGTACAGAGAAATGACGTTGTATCTCGTTTGTGCTGCCGCCATTTCTTTTCTAGTTCCATGCTCAAGAGCAGTTCCGCACGAAGGATAATGTTTCCCTTGCGCTCTAAGATAGTTCCATTCTCATTAGGGAATGCTACCTGCCAAGCATTATCCTCTTTCTCGGTGATATGGAAGCCACGCGACTCAAGATAGGTACATGCTCCCTGAAATGTCAGTTGCCTATCTCCAAGCGGATGCGTATATGGTATTCTCTCCTGCTCTTGTGTACTCAATTTCACCTCACCAATACTGCTCTGCCCGTTCCTTATTGAACTTCTCGCGTGCCACCCTGCGTTGTGCCAACTCATCCATCACAGTGGATGCATACACCCCTGAATGCAGCATTAGCTCAGTTACTAACCAGACAAGGGCATCCAGGTGGTTAGGTGACTCCTCGCCTTGGACCCATTGACATTGTTCATCTTCGAGGTAGGGAAAGGTCCCAACATGATGGACCATGCCTTTTTCATACAGTGCTGCCACTGGCTCCGCTCGGATATATTTGCCATGTCGTGCATGGACGCGCTTGAAGGAGATGGTTCTGTCAATGGTTCTGATGGTATTTTCAATCAACTCGCCGCCCTGGTTGCCTTCGGCTATCATCCTGTCACACTTGTACTTATAATACATAGCAATGGCTTGCGATGCCCATGCGTGGGGTGATGCTCGCATGCTGGCGTCATCGAGGATATAGGCATGTCCATCGATGCCGACACCACCGACGATAATGCCTGTTTCGTTGGACTCTTCCCCTGATGTGACTGCCGGGTCAATGGCAACGGCAATTCTCTTGAGTTGGGGGTATTTGAGGACACGGTATGCCTCAATCATTTTCTCGCGGTTCCACAGGGCTTCGTCGCTGTCCTCTATCAATAAGCCGAGCAGTTCTTGTTGCCCCAGACGAGTTTTTTCAAAACGGGTAATGATTTCTTTGAAGAATGCTTCAGCCAGATTGGCACGATTGTCATACGTCGTACTTCTGCTCACTTTGACAAGGGGAGAGTTGAGAAGGCGCTTGACGAGAGGAGTTGCACGTGGGGTAGTGGTACACACTGACTGCGGGTTCTTCCCTAGCCGTAGACCAAACAGAGCCATATCGTAGGCGGAACTATACTTCCAACTACCAATTTCATCACACCACATCCCGCCGCAGTTATGAACAAGGATATTATCAGCAAAGAACTCATGGGCATCCTCGACGGTAATATCATAGACATCATATGTTTCAGGGAGAAGGGTGACATTTGCAACTCTATCGCTCCCATCTGCCAATGCAAGTTGCATACCTTCCCGAAGACCAGAGAGGGGAACAAATCCTCTCCCTTCTACCCATATTGGGTGTTTTGGCGTTCCGATGAGAATGTATCCTTTGTGAGAAATGAGCCAATAGACTGATGCCTGTTTCTTTGTCAGAACGTGATCTATAACTCGTCTTGGACCTTTTCGCGTCTTTACCAAATCACCAATTTGCACATATTCTAGGGGTTTTTGACTTCCATCGCCCATGAGGATAGGGGTATCACCAACCAAGCATTGCGGACCTCGCATTGACTCAGGCTCATCTGCACTGAAGGTAATGGCCTGTGCCCCATTGTCCCATACCACACGTCGTTTTGACCGTTGATAGTCCGGTCTATCCCACGGAGGGGAGATAGCGAGGATTCCAGCCTCACCGTCAACCATCACGTCGCGTACATCTGCCGCAGTACGTCCAATCAAGTGTAAGTAGGGAGTAGTATCTTTCTTCTTCCGTATCCATTCAGCCCCCGCCCTGGTTTTGCCAGCTCCTCTGCCTCCGAGATTGACCCACGTGGTCCAGATTCCCTCTGGTGGCAATTGATTATCCCGCGCCCACGCCTCCCAAAAATACTTGAGTTGGATTGCCTCGCTATCTGACAAAGTTTTTATGAACTCGATCTTTTTTTCAATTGGAAGATGTGAGAAGACACGTGCATCCTGTATACTGAGCAGTTGGCTTGCTTTGGATGCTACCCGTTGTCTTGGCATGAGAAGGCCACCCTTGTCTGGTGGCCTGATAACGATGTGTTGAGCAGCCTTATGTACGTAGTTGGTTGAAGTATAGCACAGAGCGTATGTAATATACTAGTCATGAATGACAACCTCTCTGCGGCAGAGCAAAGAGCCGAATACAAAAACAGAGTGAAAACAAGGACGATCTATCCTCGTTTGTGTTGGGGATGCCTGGATATCATCGAAGAACGCAAGAACGACTGTGCCACTCTGGACTGTGGTGGTATCTGCTCTTTCTGTTTTGCAGAGGGTGTGAGTGAGATGCCCTTCCTCAAGCAGGTACTCAAGGGGAATTTGGGACGTATGAACCATGTCACAGAACGTGATACGCTCTTGCGAAAAGTCGCCATTCCCTGTGTACGACAGTTCAAAAAGGAGCGGGATAAGACCCAAGCCCGGTGGCGTATCAGAGATGATGCCGTTCTTGATGCACTGCGAGAGAATGGCTACAATCCTGTGCATCCTGCCGATCCAAGAGAAGACAAAGATGTGTATATCCTTGATTGCCCAATGCCGTGGAATGGGCGATAT